ACCAGCTGTTGCAGTATAGATGAACTCTTGGAAAAAGAATGACTTATCTTCCAAACTATTAAGTGCATCTATTACAGTTTGAGTATTTTCTGTTCTTAGGCCAGACTTATCACCAACATCAACAGCCAATTCGTTGTATTTGGTTCTAAACTGTTCAATAGTTGAGTATGTGTCTACTGTTTTTGCCATTATGTCCTATCCAATAATTGTTGAAGCATCAATTTCATCTCTGTTACTTCACTTTTAAGAGTATTTATCTCATCTTTTTGATTTAAAAACCTCTGTTTTCTAACTTTATGTAATCTATATTGTTCTATATCTGTATTTATAATAGCATGAGAAGTTTCTTCTCTGTAAAGATGACTATGTCCTTCGACTTTAATACCCATCTTATGCAAGTGCCATACATCTTAGTGCCGTTACCGCTGGTACTATTGCTGTACTTGTTCCTTGTCCTACTATTTTAACAACGAATCCACTAAACTCGGGTAAATTATCTGCAGTGAACTCATATTCTTTAAAGTTTCTTGCATCTGCTTCTGTTGAGACATCGGGTGAACCATCTGTATTGAAATATTCAAATCCGACATCATCTAGTAAAGTTTCTTCATCATTCTTGATGATTTTAAACATCAATTTAAGTTCTGTTGTTGGTGGTCTATACATATCTGCAATAACTTTTAAAGATGTTGCTGGAGTTTTAAGATTCACCTTCCTTGTTACATAGACCATTGCATTATTATCACCCTCTGATTCAGTTGATGGAACGAATGTTGAACCAGCTGGTAGAGAGTTTGTACTACCATTGTTTTTCTTACTAGTTGCACTGTCTATATTGTTAATTCTGTTTGCAATTGCTAAACAACCCGCTGCTTGTACATCAATCATAGGTGATATGTTAGGGTTGAATGACATTAATTGTAATTGTAAATTGAAAGATTTCTGTGATGACATCTCTCTAGATTCATTGTCACTTGAAGCTATAATTGATGGGGCATCAAAGAACACGTTATCATTCAATGTTACAAATTTGTTTGTTGAACGTCTTTGATATGCAGTACCACTTATTATTCCCTCGGGTGAATACTGAGGAGTTGTAAGAACGTTTGCACTAATAATAGTTCCTTGCAATTGAACTGAAGGAATCATTGTATGAATTGAATCAAAATAATAGTTTCTTGTTGCAGTTGCATTTGCACCACCACCGACTGTTGATTCGAATGCATAAAGACTTGAGAATGAGTATCCGCTGAGAGATGGAGTAAATCTAAATGAATCTATTCCTCTATCTGCAAGAGTGCTATGTAATCTATTAATTACATCAATAGGACATCCACCTAAAGTATCTTCGGGTGTTCCTAATACTACAGTTACATCTGCATTTGAACTTCCAATATTTGTAATTGTAATGACATCACCAGTAGTATAGTTCTGTCCAACTTTTAAAATGTTTACATCTGTAATTGCACCACTTGCTATGATAACTTCACATTTGATTCCACTACCGTTCCCAGTGGCCACAGTATGAGTATCAGCTGTACAATCGATTGTTCCATCTGCTGGTAATGCATCACTACCACTCTGTGAGAAACTTGCTACTATCACTGCAGAATTTTTCTTGTCTCCAACAACACCAGCTATTGTTACGTTATCTTTATTACTGGTGTCGTCATAGAAACCATGATTATAAGAATACACTTTAATTTTTTTATCTGCAAAAGTTTCTATCGGATTTGTTTGTAGGTTAGTGTATGGTAAAGAATCATTTTCAAAATTAACATTACCGACTTTATCAATCTCATATTTTGCAACCTTCATGTTAAATTTAAGGTCGTCTGTTTGTTCTGCAGTCCAAGTAGAAGCATTCTGTGACATGAATAATGAACCAGCATATGGTTGTCCACTTATAACTTCTGCAGTTGTTAAATCTGTTTCACCCATTCTAGAAATAAAGCACTCATACTCATTTGAGTTAGAGTAAACAACAAAACAGTATTCCATATCTTGTTCTAAATGAACCATTGATTCAAATGTAAATGTTGTTGAAACTGTACCGTCTGCAGATATATTAATGTCCTCGGGATTCTTAGTAACATCTGAGAAAGGTAATACTATCTGGCCTGGATATCCATTAACCATGTTTCTAATTTGTACTGAACAAGGCATGAATGTATCTTTCTTTGCAAAGAATAAGTCGATTGAAGTCATATCCATACCACCTTGTGCATCAACCAAGAATGATTGTGCAAGTGGGTCACCCCAACCTCTAGTCTCCCCACCATTTAAAGCAAAGATTAAAGGTCTAGTTATTGGTCGTTGTACAACATCTCTTCTATCAATCTGTGGCACTGCTATCGGTAGGATTGGCGGTGTTGGAAGAGTTATAACTGGTGGTATAAATCTAATATCGGGCATGATGTTAGGTATTGTAATGTTAAGCTCTGGAATTATAGGTTCGGGTATATCAATTATTTGAATAGAGTTATCGACTGGTATCTCGTTTACTGGTGGGAAAACTGGGCCAGTCTCATGTATTTCAGAGTTTAATCTTTCACCTCTTCTTGAGAAGTCTCTTGTTGCTGAGTGGTCTTCTCTAATTACTCTACCATTTCTTGTTGATACAACTTCTGTTTGAGTCGCTTGTAAAATACCTTGTGCAGAGTACATTCCATTTCCCTGTGAAGCAGGGTTTGCCATATTGTAGAAACTTGAAGTAATTCTTAAGTCTCTTTGACCTGTTGGGAATCTTTGAGCTGCACTGTTAGGCAATTCAAAGTATGCTCTTAGTCTTCCATTACCATCTGTTTTACATTCTGAAGTAACTGTTGTTCCACCGTCTTGTGAATACGTTGCATTGAAAGGTCTTACAAATTTGTTAACATTGATGTTATCGAAATAGAAGTAATGGTTTGAATTTGGTTTTAAATTTGTTGCATCAATTTCAATTGTTCTTGAACGAATAAATGGTATCAATGACATTGATACAATTCTATCGTTTCTTGTTTCTACAAAATCTTCAACTACACTTGTTGTTACACCAGTTCTTGTTTGAATTTCGGGTGTCTCTGTAATTTCTCTACTAACAGTTATTCCTGCTACCCATTCTCCACCTTGTAATGGGTCTCCACTCCATGAACCATTTGAAGTTGATTGAACTTCTGTTGATACACCTGTAGGTTCTCCAACCCATGTTGTTTGCCATGAGTTCCAAACTGTTCCTAGTGAGTTTGCATTCTCAGCCATAACAGCATCAAAGTTACCTTCACGGTTAACTCTCACATCTGGCAGTCTGTCTGTGTCTTGCCAAATATCTGTATCGGGTGTTAACTTAACAACACCAATAAATGCAAATACATGATAAGGGTTGACATTAATTGAACGAGAAGCTTTATCTTGATTAACATAACTAACTTCACTATATGGTAAAGTAATTATATCACCAGTCTTTGTAAAGTTTGATGACCCACCTACGTTTTGTGTAATACCAAAGAATTGAGTAAATGACTTAGGTCTTAACATACCCATCTTGGTATCAATAGCACAGTTGTAATCGGGATGATTTACATCACCAATTTTATGACCTCTGAAGTTATCTACTAAGAAGCCTGATTTGAATCTATCAAATCCTTCGGCATCTAAAATCTGTTTTGTTTGTGTATCTTTTTCTAATAAAGAAAGAGATGTAATTCTTTCAAGGTTAGTAACCCTATTGTTTATCTTACCGATATCCTTCATGGTATATCGTCTATGGTCAAAACTTCTTATTTGAATATCACTTAACCTATTGGTATACGGTGGTATTCTCATTTCAAATAATTGTATACTATCATCCAGAGCTGTAGGTTTAGTTGGAGATAATGCTGGAGTTCCTTGAGATATTTCGAACTTACCTTTCTTATGCAAGAATACTTTATCTATTCTTCCAACATAGAATTTAATGTTACCTTTAAGAGATGAACCACTTACTGGAACATCTACTGAGTTAGCACCTGTATCTGTAATTTGAGAACCTCTTGCATCAGCGAAAGAACGACCACTCTCATAACCAAATGGTGCAAATACAGCTCCACTGGTTGAGTTCGATAAATCTACTGGAGATGCTACGTTCTGAGAAACAGTAGATGAAAATGAAACTGTTCCTAAAATCTGTCCTACTACTGGTCTAAAGTCAACACAATCTGAAAGTTCAAATGTTCCATCGGGTTCTAGTCCACCTAAGTCTACCTTGTTTGGTGAGTAAACTGGAATGTCTTTATAATCGATTGATGAATAAGAACTTACATCAAAGAAGTCTCCACCACCCGATACTGTAAAGGAATCAAACACTAGTAAAAGTGGATTACTTGGTTTAGGTTGGCCAGGTTTTAATGTTAGTTTGGATAAGTCATAGTATCCATCTCTTTGACCATTGTCAAAGAAGTATCTGTCTTTAATGTCGGGGGAACCTGCGTTAACTCCACCACTTTCTGAAGTCGGCATTGTACCACTTGCAAGTGATGTTTGTCCTACTACAGTTTCATTTGGTAAGAATACTTCACCATCTGTTGATGTGTAATACCAATATGAGAGATTACCACCACCAAAATTAATAAGACTTGCTCTTGCACCCGAAGTCTGACCAATGATTATTTCATGGTTAACAAATGTATCACTTGTGGTTATAATTGCATTTGGAGTAATTGGTGTCCCATCAATTCCTTCGAATACTCCAATAACTTTGTGTACGTCTGCAACACCTAATGTAATATCTTTGTCATCGTATGCAGTTCCATAGAAACCATTATCACTTCTAGGTTTTGATACTTTTAAAACTCTTGCTTTGGATAATGATTTACCTCTTGAAACGACACCACTAGTTTTTGTTACTGTATATGTTACATCAACAAAGGCACCATTGTTACCTGTAAGAGTCAAAGTTAATACTTCTGTATTGCCAGAAACACCTACACTTGGGTTTAAATCTTCAACATTAATTAATGCACCAGCTCCATAACCACTGCCTGCTTCTCTTACTGAGATTGCAAAGTTGTCTGTATTTCGTGCATTGAATGTCTCATGGGCTCCAGTAGTTATACGTATCTGATTAGATGCAACTTCTTTAACTATTTGTCTTCTTACTGTTACAGATTGTGGAGTATGACTTTCAACAAAATCTCTTGGGAATGCATGTATGTTTGCAGTCTGATTTTGGTCAAATAGTTTTGCACGTCTTCGAGTTGCTTTAAAACTTCCTGCCCCAGTATTATTTGCTGTAAGGGTCATTGCTGTTTCTGTTTCGACTGAGGCAACGGTATTAATATCACCAGCAAGGTCTAGTACTAGGTCACCCTCTTTCAGTTCTTTTACAAATTGAGTTCCAAAACCTGTGACTTTTGTGAGGTCACCTGTGCCTGGGAATATTAATGTTCCAGTTAGGGTATTGTCTAATGTTAATGAAACATCTGCAGTGAAAATTTCTCTGTTAGTATTGTTAGGTTTTTGTGCAATTGCTCTTGCACGGTCAATGTTGTAAGTTCTAATTGCACTACAAGATGTAAGTGTTGCAGTGTTTCCACTACCTTCTGCTGATATATTATCAGAAGTTGTAAATGCACCTTGTACATCATGTACAAAGAGATTACTTCCCTCGACATGGTGAACGATAGCACTTGTACCAGTTGAACTACCAGTAACTTTATCACCTGCTACGAATGTGTTTGCAATCGTACCAGTAAGTTTAGTAAACATCTTGATATCAAATAGATATAAATTCCAAAGAGCTGTGTCTGTATAGACATCACTTGAGTCGATACCTTCATGAAGGTCTACGTTTCTAATTCTACATGTTCCAATATTACCAGTTGCACTTAAGGCTCCATCTGTATCTGATATACCTAAAGCTGTTACTAGTTTATCATATAACAATGATGGATTGTGTGGGTCAATAGTATCTGAACCAGTTTCGTTACCGAACTCGGGTAGACCATGAGCATTATATACTCTTAATTTATTTCCTAATCTGATTGGTGCTGATACACCATTCAATGATTCTGTTGTTCTTGCTTTTTGAATGTTTAGAGTAGTTGTTCCAACTTTATCAATTTCGAAACCTTTAACATATGCCTTGCCCGGCGATACCATGAATACGAATCTTCCTTCGTCTCCACCATTATTCTTCGTATAGAAACCTAAATTAGTTCCGTCATCTAAATGTTGTCTTAATGATGCAGTAAATTGTGTGACTACGAAGTCTCCGTTTGCATCGAATGTTCTTCGTGCAAGGGTATTTTCTATTTCTGCATATTTTGTTTTGTCTATTTTAAGTGTGATAACACCTGCGTTAACTCTTGATAGTTCAACGAAAGATGTACCCAATACCGAGTCTAATTTATGTTTTGCTAATGTTAAACTGAATTTTAAACGGTCTGCACCAGCTGCGTTTTCATTTGATGTACCCGCTGCATTATCTTCTAATGAGTCATCTGCAGCTGATGTCACTAAAGATTCGACAATATCTAAACCTATTCTGTATGAAGGAGCTCCATTATATTTTTCTAATATAAGAGTTTGTTTATCTACCTTTGTAAAGAATCCTCTAGTGAATATAACACCTTCTGTTATCTCTGTAAGAGATGCTCTACCTGTTGGTGTCTCGGAAGAAGGTTGTATTTCGAAATCATTCTTGGAAGATGAATCTGCAGAAACAGTACCACTTGAATCATATCCAACTAACTCTAATGTTTCTCCTGCTGAGAACATAAAGTCATTAGTAGAATTGGTACCTTGTTGTACTGGTCTAACAAATAATGTTAGTTTGTCTGCAGTAGTTTCTGCAGTTGATGTTACTACCTTTGCAACAACACCAGTTGTTTGTCCTCTTACGTACTTATCATGGAATGATTCTCTGTATGTTTCTACTGCAGTATCACCATCTACGTTTGGATTGGCTGCTTTTACTTTGACAAAGTAAACATCCATATCGATGTTCGTTTGAGCACCTTGGATAATAGTACCTTCTTCAAAAAAATGGTCTCCCATTCTTTCGATTTGGTTTTGTAAAATAGATTGAGACTGTGTTAATTCCCTTGCTTGCAAAGGACGACCAGCCCTATAAAGAACTTTATGGAACTTCTTATCTTCGGAATAATCGTCGTAATAGGGTGATATATTTAAGTCTGTCTTCTCTGCCATAGTCTTTTAGCCTTTTAAAAATGTAAAGGGGATTTCTCCCCGATATTACATTTCAATAATTAATTTAATGTCTTCGATTTGGTCAGCAGCTCTAGAAACAGCACCACGGTTCTCAATGTACATGATGTTGCCTGAGTAGTGTTCCACTTCGGGGTGTGAAGCATTTACTGCTGATACAGTTCCAATATTTGCACCTGCTTTAAAAACTACATCTGCAGCTGCAAAGTTGGCATAACCACCTTCACTATTTGCGACTGGTATATGAGAAATTACTGTTCCGTTTACAGAAACAATTCTTGATACTGCAACACCAACACCGTCTGAACTTGTATCCATGATGATGTCGTCGGGAGCAAGACCAGCTGCACCCGATAATGTCATTTGTGAATATGCAGTCATCGACGTTGCAGAACCAACTGTTGTAGTTCCTTTTGCAAATGGGTCTTGACATAAACCTATTCTTCTGAAATCGTTATCTGTTGGGAAGTCTCCACCACCTTCACCAAACTCAAATCTTGAGTTGATGATAATGTAGTTTCCACCCAATTCTTCTACTGGGTCTGCACCGTGTCCAACAATTGGTGATAGGATAGGTTTAATTACACTACCACTTCCACCAAGACCACTGATTCCTGCTGTGTCTATAGAAGCTCTTCTATAACCAGAGCCTGGAGTTGTAACTGTTACGTGAGTGATTTTACCACCCGATACGTGTACTGAACACTTGCCATTTATACCATCTCCATCGATGTTAACACCTGCGTATGTACCAGTTCCGTTTGTATGTCCACTTCCACCTTCAGTTACTTCTATATGTAAAATTGAACCGTCTACTGCATCTGCTTCAACGTCCCACTGTGCAGTACTATCATTAGTTGCTTGTGTGCCTAATCCACCGTTAGTACCATTACCAAATATTTCTGTTTGAGCACCAATTGTTTTGACTGGAATAAAGTCATTAGTTACGAATTTGATTACATCTGAAGCTGAGATTGAATACATATATTTCCATATATATCCTCTACCTGTTCCAACATTCGCATCAGCAGTTTGAATAAGTGTAGTTGAAGATGTACCAACTGGTTTAACAGTAGAAGCAACGACAGCACCGTTTCCATCTCTTCCTGTTCTTATACATTTGTATACGTTATACTCTTCTGTCATCACATAAAATCTAGAATCGTAAATATTTGAGGCACTAGTTGCTGTTGAAGTGTTTGATGCACTTACATCGTGTTGATATTCATCATAGACTACATTTTCTGTCCAGTTGTATCTAACTAGACCATGAGTTACGTCGCCAGTAGGCACTTTCTTTAGTGCAATCATATCTGACCATGCGTCTAACTCTTCACCAACTGAATTTGCTGGTGCAGTAGGAACTGCATCGTTCGGCCATGGAAATGACCTTCCTATGAATATATAAGTTGAAGAAGCTCCTTCTGCTGCTGAGAAGTCTTCTTTAAATTGTTTCGCATTATGTGTACGAAACTTCTCTGTGATTATTGCTGCCATTTTTATTTCTCTCCCGAAATTATATAATACTATTTATAACACTAACCCGACCTAACGTAGGCGGAATATGTTAAATTTGTTCTTTTGTTTGCAAAACTCTTTTCATATTCATCTGTATATCGATGTGGGAAGTAAGTTTCAAACTCTGACATTCTCAGTCCTTCATATTTAGGTGTTTCAAGCATGACCATATCTGAGCTATTTGGATTGTATTTTGAATTTGCCGAACCGCCAATCTCTTTTGGTTCTCCATTCTCTAAACAGATACCATCATGTCCTTCAAAAGTTAAAGCTTTACTTGTTATCGTAATTGCATGACTCAAAGTGATTTGAGTACTACTAACTATGGTTGCAATTGTAGGAGCGGTATCTAAATTAGTTCCTAACACCTCGTCACCAACTTCAATCCTTGAGTTGATTGCTGAACCAAAGTTTACAGTGGTAGAATTGTTTACTGCATTTGCAGTTTCTTGTATCAATGTTCCATCTGAGTCACGATGACCTTCACCTTTCATATATAAAGATATATCATATGACTGTTGACTTGATAACATATTTAGTCGTCTTAATGTTGTTCCAAAACCATAATTTTGTTCTACTCTTGCATATGATTGACTTCTTTCTGTCACAAAATATTCTTCTTCTCTGACTATGGTTGCGTCTTCTATATGCATAGCTTTATTACCTATTGATACTGGTGAACCATCTACCAAGACTTCAGTTGCAGCTTCAAATTGAACGAAGTCTCCTTCCTCTGCATTTGTATTTTGTGTATGAGTAGGTTCCATTCTCATGAAGTTATCAACTTGTTCTTGTACAATCTTATGACCAGTTTCTAATAATAGTCCTTCGTCATTAAGTGTTTGTACTGAAGTCTGTACTTTACCATCCATAGAAGTTCTTGTTGGTAATGGTATAAGATTTGGCGGGTCTGTTTGGTCGAAAATAGATTCTGTTCCGTTACCACCAATGCCTGAAATTTCTACATGGTCTCCGTACTGGTCTGTTGGGTATAATGACAATACAGTATCAAAGGATGGAACAATTTTAGCTGCTCTTCCACCCATTCCAGCATGTTGTGTACAATAATAGTAAAGAGTAGAAGGTGTTGAACCATCTACAATTAACTGAGTCATGTTGTATAAATCAGCTGAGTTATTATGAGTGTAGTTTATAACACCAGTTGTATAGATAGTTCCACCACCGTGAGTACCATCTTTAACTGTTGAGAATTTAAGTATATGTGTTTTAGGTACTGTAAAGAAGTATTGATAACCTTGTTGGACTTCTATTGTTCCAGCTCCATCTGCAATTCCCATTACAAACTTACCACTTGAAACTGTTACAGGAACAGCAACCTTCTTCGGATTACCATCTGTTCTAGTTGTTTTTCTTTCTATTGGTTCTGATTTAGAAACAATTCTTTGGATATTTACGTGTCTTGATTGTAATCTAGTAGATTTTTGTACTGGGTCTGTTATGACTATTGCTTCTGAATCGTTACTACCATCACCGTCACTATCTTGGATTGCTGTAACTCTAAGTGATTCTGTATCAAAAACCCCATCTGAGGTTGGTGAACCAGCATCTTTATAGAATGTTATTGGTGCATTAACCCTAGCAGCTGGGATGAATCTTTCATCGTTAATCTTACTCTCGGGTCTCGATAATTCATGGAGAACCTTAGTGCCGTCTTCAAATAGTATGTGATGGTCTTCGTAAATCTTACCATCTACTTTACTCTCAAGAACCATATAGTCTGTAAGATATTGTTGTATGATTCTTAGTTTTTCTGCAGAAGTATGTGCAAAATTATCTCTAGAGTTTTCGTTCTCTAGTAGATGTATGCTTGATGTTGTGTATAAGTCATGGTCGATTGCAAAACCATCTTCTAATGCTAGATGGTCTTCATTGTTTCTATCTGAGGTTTCTAACAATACATTATCTGTAGGATGTAGTTGCATGATAACCATAGGAACAAATGATGATGTGAGTGCCATTGCATTTTCGGGGTTGAGTTCTTCATTGGAAAATCTACCATCATAGATAGGCAAGTCTGTAGATTTTACAACGTTTTCAATTGCAACTTCACCAAAGAAGATATGACCAGCTGGATGTAGTAAGTCTTTGACTATACTTCTCCATTTATTAATAGACTCACCAACTCTAACTACATAAGAGTGAGATTGATATCTAAAACTATCATGTATGTTGGCTGCAGTTGTATCTAACCAAGACTTGTCTCCTAGGAATTGTTCTTGTATTACACCTTCACCACCAAACGTACCACGACCATTATAAGGGTCATCGAACATTACGGTAAATGAATCTATGTTTTCATATGCAACTCTTTCGTTCTGTAGAAAGGAACCTTTTAAATTTGTATACTTAAGAATGTGTCTGTCTTGGTCATAATTAACTACGGTTGCAGTTGCACGTGAAATATCACCAACAATCTTTGTTCCACTGTTTATTGATGATGTTGGAGTTGTAATCAACATAGGGAAAATAGATGTAGGACTTACGACTGCATCTGAAGTAAATCTATTACCTTGGTCTAGAATGTTTAATTCTTGAATTGCACCGATATCATCTGAGTATACAAATAGTTTTGCTCCAGCTCCAGTTGCAACATTGTTATTCAGAATAGTTGCAGTTACTAAAGAGTCATTACCTCTAATTAATTTATCGTTAACAAATATACCTGTATGTGTATTGTTTCTTAAAACTGTAATTCTATTTAATCTTTTATCTATTTCTAAAATTATTGCGTTTGCAGTTGTACTACCACTCTCTCTTTGTTCTAATAATTCACCTTCTACAAAACCTGTAACATCTTTAACAAAAATATGTCCGCCTGGATAGCATTTAGGAAGAGTGTGATAACCAGCACCACCGTCTGTAATTATGACTTCTCTGATTCTTCCATCGGTAGAATTATAGTTTATAACTCTGCCATCTTCATAAACTATTCTGTAGTATTCTATAACAATCTCAATTACATCACCAGCACTACATGGTTCTGTGAATACTACTCTATCGTTTTTATGTGAATAGTCATGAATTGTATGTGAAGTATTAGCCTTTCTTTCTATACCATTCTTAAATACTGTGATTGAGTTATCATTAAAGAAAAGACTCTTTCCATGAATGTCATCACCATTGAAAAGTGTTTGATTTGCAGCTGCAATGTATTCATACTGACCGAATGTCTCATGGTTTTCTTGAATGACCTCGTCACCTACTGAACCTAGAATACCAGCTGCACCCGAACCACCAGTGGCAAAGTTATCAAAGACAACCATCTCTCCACCTTCATAATTGGTTCCACCAGTTTCAATAAATATTTTTTGAACACCACCTAAAGATAATCCACTTATCGTGGATACTGCTTCTATAGTGTTGGAGTTGTCTTTTGCACCAGTAAAATTAATTCTATCAGCAAAACTGTACATAGAACCAGCATTACCACCTTCGAGTAGAACACCACCACCATCTTCAAATAGTAGGTCGAACTCTACAGCTTCTTGTAGTATATTTCCACCTATTCCTGCTTCTGCATTTACACCACCAACATTATTGGCTGCATTACCCGATTCTAATCCTGCTTTATCACCAGCCTCGGTTAGTATCATACCATCTTCTGAATCTACACTAACATAAGTTGCCGATGCATCGTGGTTTATAGAATGCACTAGACCTTGAATAGTTGCAGTCTCGATGGTTATCCCATCTCTATCAATTAAGTCTACTGTACCATCTTGAGTAAAGGTACCTTTATGATTGTCTGTAATCTCTAATGAATATTCGTCTAGACCTAAATCTGTAACAAAGACTGTTTCAACAACTGATTCAGCGTGAACTTGTATTTTTGAAGAGTCTGTATATTGAACTATCTTATCTGTGGCAACTGGTACACTACCAAGCTTTGTCATCTTTACATTTACTCTTCTCTTCTGAGAGTAATTAGAATCGGATGCAAATATTGTTTCGTTGTAAGGGTAACGCACCTCTGCATCTTGACCATAGACAAGTCTCATTAAAAACTTTAATGAATCTTCTGTACCCTTTTGTTGATATAGGTCTTTGATGTTTTTGATTGTAAGTCTTTTGTTTACTGTAAGACCCAAATCAAAAGATGGTGCTAAATCTGTTTGGAAGTAATTTAAAAAATCTTCCGTTGTATGGTCGATATCAGAATAATCTAATAGTCGATTGTTTGCGAGAATTGTATTCTCTTTATAGGACTTTACTGTGGCTGTTTGCCTTCCTTCTCGTCCAGTAATGGTTTCACCTTTGGCAAAACCTGTTCCCGATATTGTCTTTAGATATAAACAATTCCCAGTAGGTTTATTGTTTATAACTTTAATTTCTGCAACTGTTTTACTATTTGTACCAACAATATACTCGCCTACCTTTAAGGGGTTTGCAACAATCTGATTGTTGTTTGAATCATTAATGTTTTGTTTGTCAACAAAGTTAGAATCAGTTTTTTCAAGTTTTATAAATGAGTTATCTTGGTCGGGTGATGGCGAGACGGTACCAGCTTCCAATAACATGGAACCTGTACCGTCTTCATTTAAAATACCATCTATGTCGCTCTCTACATCGAGAACCAAGATTTCTGCTTCTAGATATTCAAAGTATGCATTGAGGAAAGCCTCAAACATCGGAGATTCATTTTTCAAGTACTCGGGAAGTAATGAAGGAAGTCTCTGACTTAACTTATCTATAGTATAATCTTGGTGGGACATATTTTTAGTTTAACCTTAAGTTAAAGTTGTACCAGTATTTGCAACGACAAACCACTTAGTACCGTTCCACATTAACACGATTGCTTCACCACGAGTGTCCAATTTAATTTGACCACTTGCAGTGCCTGAGTAACCCCAGTTGTCTACATTAATGATAGCTTTATGAGTTGAAGCTGGTTCGGTTGAAGCAAGGATAATTTTTAACTGACCTACGTCTGTTCCGTTATCCAAAGTAAAGGTAATATCACCACCAAATCCAGTACCATCAATAAACGTTGCAAAAGTTGATGCAAGGTTTGATGCTGATGCTGTCAATGTAGCGATATCATCTACTGCTAAGTGAGTTGGAATGTTTTCAAACATCTGACCAATGGTCATCTTTTTGTTTACAGGAGTTCCGCCTGGGTTGTCTACAATGTGCAATAAATCATCAGCACCGATTTCTGAATCGGCAACTGCTGTTAATGCTGTTATCTTCTTATCTGCCATTTTTATTTCTCCTAAAATTGACTAATTTAATTAAAACCCCTTTCGAGGAATGCTACTCTAAGCACTGAACCTACAGTCTTAGACCACTCTATGCATAATTAATATGACGAGGTTGATGTTGATGAATAACCAACTCCAGCACTCGACTCACCACTTGCAATGGTGTCTACTTCACCTGTTACCTTAACATCTAGAGGGTCAATGTCAACTAAGTTACCTAAGTTTGCGACCACATCATTACCTGCTGGGATAACTGTGAAATCAATCGTTGAATCAGTATTACTTGTTGAAGTAATATTGATGGCATTGATTGTTATTTTCCCATTTGTATAATCCACTATACCAGCTGTATTATCCAAATAAACTCTTGCACCACTTGATAAGTAGTACCTTCTTAGAATACCGTTACCATCATCATCGAAATAATGAATGTTAACTGCGTCCCCTTGAGTATAGAAACCTGTTGTTTGGGTGATACCACCACCCGCTGCATTATACCCAATGTTTGGATTATAAAATGCATTACCAAAAGAACTTGTATAACCTGTTTCTTGACCAGTCTTTATAGTAGTTCTTTTTCTTAATCTGATATTACATGTATTAGATAGAATTGTACTATCTGTTTCATCGACTGCCTTAACAAGATTTGAATGTCTGAATACTGCATCAAAGTTTGCAAGGTTAGTATTATCAAATGTATTGATTGCACTTGTAACTAATGTCACCAATTCTCCATTAGAGTATTGTGTTGCATTCTCATTGTATTTGAATATACATGTAATTAAAATTTTAACTATGTCTGCATCTACGATGGTAGGTCTTACCGTCATCATATTCAATGCATTTAGTTTTGTTTGTACTGAAGCCTTTTCTGTATCTGATAGATAGTCTGAGTTCTTAGGTTTTAGTGCAATGAACACCTTTCCATATTCAGGCGGGTCATTGTCTTCACCACCCCATACTGCAACTGCATCTGCGTTCGGGTAATACTCACTGACCTTTGCTTTGTAGTCATTCAGTGTTACCAGTCTGTTCTGAGATGTATAGAACTTTGTTGCTTTAAATTTGATTGAGTCTATAGATTCTTTCTCTGCACCACCTGTGGATGCAATAACTCTTGTAGTTCTTATGTCTGAGAATCCGTTGATACTTCCCACCATTGCGAATTGATTAGCCCCATCTGCATGATTTTCATCTACCACAATATAAGTTACTGCAATTGAATCACCGTCTTTAAGAGCTGCACCAAGAACACCATCACCAAAATACAATTCAACAAATCCCTCTTCATTTTCTTGAGTATAATATACTTTAGAGCTTGTAGTAATTGCAGAAATGTTTGTTGACAATGCATATGTGCTTGTAGTACCATTTGATGTAACTGTAACAGATACCTTAGATTTGTCAACCCTTGAATTTGATAGTACGAATTTTGGATTTGCAACTTGACTATCAAAAATGTATATGTCTGTTGCATAAGTTCCTTGTACAAGGTTTACGTCCGTGTAATTGTAAGTAGTTCCATTCTGACTAGGTCTTACTGTTGATGTCACTACATAATTAAAATTAGTTCCATCATATACTGTCTGAAATACTGTTCCTCTCAACAATTGCATTTCTGCTGTTGTAGGAGATGTTCCATTTGCATTAATTACATTAGAACATGCAACATCAATTGTTGCTTCAGAAGCTGATTCAGACGCTGGAATGAATCCTAAATCCTTTGCACGAGATACTACATTCTTTCTCATTTGTGCAGAGTCTAGGAATAATTCCGAAGCTGCTATGTTTGTATTGATTGCACCAATGTGTGATGAGTATGCAAGAAGGTCAATCAAGACCGACATATTTGACCCTTCAAAATCATAATCTTTAAATTGGTTTTGACCCTTTAAATAATTTTTTAGATTTTCTGCAATCGAATCAAAGTCTAAATCTGTGACGTTTATTTGTGAACTATTTGTTGCCATCTTATCTTGCCCTCGTTACGGTGAACGTTAAATCTTGATTTTTTACACCGTCGGTTATGTTATAAAAGACAGTTACTTCCATCTCGTTTCTTTCTACTTCACCAAATAAAACTGTTACATTTTTGACTCTTGGTTCGAAAGTCTCTATTACTTCTTTCATAGTAGACTTCATTCTATTTACTTTTCTATCGGTGTCTAATTCGAATAACAGGTTTCTGATAGACCCACCAAAGTTTGGTTTGAAAGGTCTTTCATATTTGTTGGTAAGAACTATATTTCTTACTGCTCTACGAATTGCATCTGTATCTGTTTTGGTTGTAATGTCGCCAGTAACAGGATGTGGTTTCAACGCAATATCCATATCAGAATAGAGATTTTTTGTTGCAACTGTTTTTCCGTTATTTATTAGTGTCTTTGCCATGTATCTATTTATACTCGCTTACTTATTACTAACTTGGTTTAACGGAACTATATGTTCCCGAACTAGAACCACCACTCACAGTTGTTTTATGTGTATGAGATGAAAGCTTAGGTTTATTACCTTTCTTAGTTTGTATCTCGCCATCTGCAACAATACCTTTCTTATTTGTTTGTTCTCCAGTGATATGAACTGTTCCATCGACTGTTAAGTTTGTAGTCATTGTTGTTGCTGGTGAAGTGAGTGTTGTGTTACCCACTACGTCTGCGTTTAGTGTTCCACCAATCTGTGCATCTACGTTACCTTCGGTCACATCTAGATTGACATTACCTTTTGATACTGTTGTAAGAACATTTCCTTCTGACACTGTCGTTGTCATGTCTCCCTTCAATATGTTTGTTGTTACATTTCCTGTATTCACATTGATAGTTACGTTACCTTTCTCTACGGTTATGTCTGCATTACCAGCGATGTAAATCTTGTCATCCTTACATACTACTTGATAGTGGTCATTAACTATTCTAGAAACTTCTGAACCATCGGGATGTATCTCATGAAACGTTCCCGACCTATGGTGTAAATTGATTCTTTCTTTAGTTGGGGTATCATCTATTTCTATTAAATGACCCGACTCTGTTTGAGTAACTTTATTATATGGATAGACTGGTTCCTCTGCACTGTCTAGGAATCCCTCTAGATTGTCTGATAATTTATGGTCATATAAAGTTCCAGTTTTTAGTGTTCCTCTTGCAAAGGTTGACAAATCGGATTGGTCGGTGTATAATGGATAGAAGGGTAAATCACTTTCAGTAAGTTCTGTCTCTGTAATCTTAGAACCAGTTGCATCATACATGACTGTAATTTCTTTTGGTGTTTTTGGTGCAGTATCTAATGCAGTTGTTATTCCGAATCCTCGTCTAACATCTTGTTTTGGATTAGGCCCATCGGGGGTGTCTTTATAATCTTCAACGGTTAATTTTCTTGGGTCATTGAAACCTCTTTCAACTGACCTAGTAACCTGTTCATCGGTCACAGTTTCCTTATAACCTTTTTGTGGGATACCTGCTGATGTTCCAAGAATGATAGGGTCTTGTTTTAAATCACCATCTCTGTAATGTCCAAATACTGTACAACCTTCTATAAGTCCATGTTGAGTTCCTATACCCGAGAGTCCAGCTGCAGTTGTAGGTAGAATTACTTGACACCAAGGTAAGTCGGGTGTTGCAATCCATTGTTTATTATCAGTGTGGATTCCATGTATACGTACACGTACTCGACCTATCTTTAAAGGGTCTTGTCTATCTTCAACTATACCATAAAAGTAATCCATTATGTTGTCTCCTTGGGTGGTTTCTCACTATCTGCTAAACCTGGCGCATCCACAATCTTCATTGTGTAACTTTCTTTTGCACACTCTAAATGCATATGCCCTGTTGCAGAAGTTATTTCCATGTTACAACTAAGGTCGGTTATTAGATATCTATCATCATTCAATGTATCACTAACATTACCATCTATTGTTTCTGCACTTGGAATGTTTAGTTTAATAACTGTCCCTACTGAGATGTCTGTTCTTAATGGTATCGTTACAACTATTCTTTGTTGTGATAAAATTTCTAGTAAAGCTCTTCTTTCTAGTCTTGCATTATCTTTGGTTTTACTTCCACTAAAAATTTCATTGGTTGAAATATCATCTGCATTATCAAATGAATGATTTGACGTATAACCATATTCCACTCTAGTGTCAAATTGTTTATTCATTGCAATGTCTACATCAAGTTCAATTATACTTGGTGCTTCTCTCTCATCTATCTGATTGTTAGCAGATAACATAATTTCTTCGTCATCTGTTATTATCAATGGAAAGCCTGAGACATGCTTTTGACCTTTAGACATTGATTCTTGGTAATCATAAACAATATCTTCTTCTAGTTTTCTAACTGGGTCATATATTTTCATGGATGAACCGTATGCACCACCAATCAATCCAGCAAGTGTGTCAAACTCTTGAGGTTTATAGTAACTTAGTATAACACTATTAAGACCGCCCGGCGCATTCAAATCGACTTTGTCTGTGTCTAAATCACTCTGAGTTGGTTTGTAGGTAAACTCCATTGGGAATTCTCTTTGCATCATTCCTTCTACTGAACCAAATCTAAATCCACCATTAAGAGTCTGATAGAAGAACATTGAGTTTTTCCATCCTTCACTTACTTCTGAGTTTGCAGTGTTGATAATGTAATCCATAAATCTATTCACTGACCAATTAGGACAAATGAATTGATGGTTTGCTGTTTCAGTACTTTCCCATAAATCAAATTCTTCGGGTTGGAAGTTTGCTTCGTCTAATAACGCATCCTGTAACATTTGACCTCTAGAACCTCTGAAAACTCTACTAAGTCTTTTCTTTTGAACATAGAACTGTCTAGGGTCAACAAACTTTAATACATAAGACATAGTAGACTCTTTAGGTCTTTGAGTGTTTTCTACTTTGTATATTCTAAAAGTCTTATCAATAGTAAACTCTTTGTCAGCTTCTTCATCAAATCCTTCTTTTTGTTTTATAGATATACGAATAAACTCTTGTCCAGTAAAACGATAATTTTTAAGTAACCCCAATCCATCGATGAATGATGCTTGACCCGAACAGAATTTGGTAAAGATTGATTCGTATAAAGTTATACCAATGCATACACTATCAACCACGACTGTCTCACCATGTTGGTTTATAATTGTAAGTGCTTCGATGGAAAATCCACCTGCGATAAAATTGCCTTCGGCCATTATGAACTCATTATTCTATCAAACTCTTGTACTACTTTTCTTATGTACGTTGGTCTAATAATTTTTATTAATCTTTTTTCATCATTTCTATCAAACTCATCTTGCCATAGTGATACTGAAGTGTATCCATTTTCAAAATAGTTTTTTCTTAATCCGTTATTATCTTTATAATATGCAATGCCATCTATTTGATTAATTGCATTCAAAACTGTGGCGGACTTTCTAGAGATGTCACCAGTAATAGTATCATTGCCCTCAAAATCTAGTGTACCTTCTACTCCGATTCTATTATATGTAGGTTGCACTTTAATGAC